GTTGGTTTACTGCTTTCCCTTGAGCCGCATGTGGATACATTCTTGTGTCAAACCGCTTATTTATTGCCCATTCTTCCAATTGATAATTACCCGGTGAATTTTTGTTTCGTGTTGATGCCATTTCTATAGGTTATCGTATCTATATTCTGTACAGTTATATCTTCTTGAGAGAAAAATGAGCACACAACTTGTTATATTCTACTATTTTCTCTAAATTGGTATTCTCATCTACCAAATGAAACCAAACACACGTATGATACCACGAAAAACAATCATACGAACACATTACTGCTTGCCCTATCTTCAAATCTGTAGAAAACATCTGTCCAGCTGCTTTTTCATATAAATCCCGAAATGCAAATATCTTTTTCGTTTTTTCGTACAACATCTCCATATGTTTCTCTAAAGCCAATGAATCAAACGTCATCTCATCTCTCGATTCATCATCCAATTCTGTACTTGGATATATCTCATCCACCGTAAGAGATGCATATGGTGTAATTGTCTCGGTATTCATCTGAAATACTTTCCGTAAACATGCCCGATAACTTTCATTGTCATCATAATACAATAAAGATGGCAATTTACGATAATACACGAAATATTCTTCCAACGGATTCTCTACAGACGATTGTGATGATACTGACCCTCTATATACACCTTCAATCGACGGTCTCTCCATATTTCTAAAAAAATAATGATATAATTGCTCCATCAGTTATATCATTTATATGTTTACTTCTTACTAAAGTACTTCTCCCCAGATTCTCTCGTACTTGAACCTCCTCGAACCCATCCTTCCATTGCCAACTCCTCGATCGTCTTACTACCATCCTGTACACGGTCCACTATTCCTTGCTCCAACGGATAACTCTTTGGGTCAATAAACGATTGTTCCATTACAGTTGTCACACTCTTCTTACCTCTTACCGTCTCACCTTGTAACAATTGGGATTCCATTACAGGGTCACATGAACCACGTCCCAAATAAGGTACCGTCAAAAATGCACGAGGCATCAATTGCAACTTCTCTACTGGTCTCTGTTGTCCGACTTTCAACCATAATTGTGATTCGTCATCAACCACTGTACCATCTAAACCTGCACCACCCTGATAACGATTTACCAATAATCCAGATGTAGATGATGCAAAATCGACATGTCCACGAACACTTGCCTCTCGGAATGGACTATACAACATTGCATTCAAATGCTTGCCATTTTGCACATTCTGTTGTGTACGGTCTGTCATGTCATTCCCCAAACGACCCATTTGACTAAAATGATAATTATTCTCTACTGGAAATGTACTCATCCTTTATGATCGAACGATGATTTGATATATTAATAGGATAGAATAGAATATATTATATCTTATACCTTTATAACAAAAATGAGAGAAAGTATATATAACATATCCGAGAAAGGATTTTTTTATTCCAGTAAAGAATCATTCATGTTACTGGAATAAAAATAGACACATCTCGTCATATCATTAATTCTGATGTCTTGCTAAATTTCTTGCACATGCAAATTGATTTCCTTCCTTACATGACACCATACTCCCATAACAAAAATCAGCAAATCCACCTTGATCATTCGGAATTGTCGTACTCGCTGTACTATAAAATGGTCGGAGTGATTGCTCGAATTGCAAATCATCTTCTAAACTTCTGAATAATTTATTATTTATTAATGGCTGCTCCGGATTCCGTTCCGAAATTGTATTCTTTGCTTGCTCTATAATCGTTTGTTTTACTTCTTCTGTATATGCAGGTGGCGCTGGCTTCTTCTGCTCTGCCGCCATATAATCACTCATCAATACATTATTAAATGGATTTCCCGAAGATGGCTCCGCAAACACCTGCGATGTATCCATATTTGCATCACTCGCTAACCTTTCTCCAGGTGTCTCATCACCATCTCTCGTCAGTATTGATGATTCATTCCCTACAAAACCTTCTGTTCCATCCGCAAATCTCACACGTTTACTACTCTTTTTTCTCTCATCTTTCGTGTACACATAATGCATTACCACAATCGCACCTAAAGTCATTGCCGAAATTACCAATATACTCATCTTTCTTGACCATACAAACCCAATTATCATCAATAATACTACTACACGTGTAATCGCATTCATCTTCTGTACAAACGAGAGATTCTCTCCTATTGGAAATAACTCCAACGGATTCTGTAATAATACATTCGGATCATCCACCCAAAATGACACATTCATACTTCCACCCTTTTTCGAACCCTCCTCCATATCATCTACCGAATCATCCAATGTATCCCCCTGCGCCTTCACATGCGCCTTCTGCTCTTCCACATATTCCTGAAATGTCGGTGTCATTACATCATTTTTATCCTCCAATGCCGTCAAAAAAGGTATATCATCTACTGTACCATATGATGCCATGTATTCCTTTTGTTTATGATTCAAAAAACAACTTCGTACAATTTATACTAATTTATAATATAGCCGTATATATTGTACAATACAATTTACGAGAGAAAACAAACGTCTCCTAAACACCCTCTCTCACCTCCTCCAACCACATATTATACAACTCTCACTTTCTCACAACGCTTATCCATCTGAAATGTCTTACATTTCTCCTTCTTGGGTACAATCTGTAAAACACATTTCGACTTCTCTCCTACTAAAGGTTCCGTACATCCATTCTCCTTTGCATATTTCTTACGGATTCTCCTCGTCTCTCTCGCACATCTCGACCGGAAATGCTCATATCTTTCTCTCACATCTTCATATGATAAATGCGATTTCTTCTCCAACATCGTATTAATCACTTCATGCAAATCATACACATATTTTGAAAATGTATCCCTCGATTTCATATGCTTCATCTGTATTGGCAACTGCTTGAAATTCTTCACCAAATTCTTTCTACATTTACCACATGGTAAAACATGCTTCAAACTTAATATGAAATCCCGATACCTTTCTTTTGTCTTTTTACTTGGCTTTACCGGATAATTAAAACTAATTGTATGCAAACTATGCCACATCGGCGGACCCCATACCGTAGTTAACATTCCATCGTTACTATCATATTCAGTCTGCGAAAATACTGGCGCCGCGGTTGCATCCACAAATCCCATGTCTACCTGATTTTGTCTCATCTTCTCCAACTCTTTATTCACTTTACTTGTACAACTTCGCATTTTACTCATTCTATTCTTTACCGTATTTCTCCTTGCCTTATCCTTCTTCTTCTTCTTTGATGATGATAATGATGCTGCTGCTGATACAAATGACATTTCTAAACAAACGCTACACTATTCTCTATCTATATATCTCATCCATATATTTCATTCCACAATACATGTTTCCTATCGAGACAATGTTTCCCTAAAAAAGCGTAATAAATATATACTCTTACAGTTCTATACACGATTTATCCTTTTTTGTTTACATCTCTCCAAATGGCTTCTTCCAAATATTCCCATTTACATGGTTTCGTTCAATACCTCGACCAATTACATGCACAAACCCAATTATCCTATTTCGATGTCATGAAACTCTCTCGTAATATCGAATTATACTATCAAGCCGCCGAAGAACAATTACAACTTTCTCCTACATATCAATATCCTATTACTTCCATCTCATTACCACCATCACCCCCTCCCATACTTGAAATTCCCGATTCACCTACTACCCCCATCAAAAAACACAGTAAAATAACCTCATCTTCTTTTTTCAAACGCCGCTCAAAACTTCCAACCGAACGCGAATACTCCATCTTTGATGCATCATCCTCTACCGACCAAGCATATAATCGCTGGAAAGCACAAAACGAAACCAACATCTTTGCCATATCTACCGAAGAAGACCTCTCTGCCATCAACACAACTACCACTACAAACAACGATACATTACCACCTAAACCATCTGTCGAAATCAACATGGATTTGTACAGTACCGATGACTTGTTAGACTTGATTAATCAACATCCATATGACCCCAGTAAACAATATAATATTGATTTGAAAGTCTTGCATTCCATCCGCCCCGAATTACAAGAATTACATCAAATGGTTGGACTCCGTTCTCTCAAAACCTCCGTATTGAGACAACTCCTCTATTTTTTACAGGGTTTCCATAAACCACATTCCTCCAGCAATATCATCCCATACGCCGATTACAAACATACTATTCTTACTGGACCCCCCGGCACCGGTAAAACCGAAATCGCCAAAATATTAGGCAATATGTACAGCAAAATCGGCATCCTTAAGAAAAACTCCTTCCGTAAAGTCACCCGCTCCGACCTTGTCGGCGGATATCTCGGACAAACCGCCATGAAAACCAAATCCGTTGTCACCGAATCACTCGGTGGTGTCCTCTTCATCGACGAAGCCTATTCTTTACAGTACGATGACAGCTACGCCAAAGAATGCGTCGACACCTTGTGCGAATGCATGAGCTTCCATAAAGATGACCTTATGGTTATTATCGCCGGATACGAAAAAGAATTAGACGAATCTATCTTCAAAATCAATTCCGGCATGCGTTCCCGTTTCATCTGGCGATTTGCCCTTGAACCTTATAATGCATCCGAACTATACAAAATATTCTGTACCAAAATGAACCAACAATCATGGCATACCCGAGAAAAGGAAAATGTCGATTGGTTTCATACAAACAAACCACATTTTTTATATAATGGTCGAGACATGGAAGTCCTATTCACCTATGTCAAAATCTCCCATGCACATCGTGTCTACGGCAAAGGCAAAGACGCCCAATACGAAATCACCAATGAAGACCTAGACCGTGGTCTCGAACTTCTACTACAAAACCGTAAAGATACCGATTCACATAATCGGAATACAAGCATCTATGCCATGTATGTTTGATTTTTCTACTTCCTTTTTGTTTTCTTCATCCTCCTCTTACTTGACTTTTTTGACTTTTTTGATTTCACACGCTTCTTTGTATTTTTACAGATTCCCCTCTTTTTTGATGACCCCCTCTTATACACCTTACTTCTCTTACACTTTCTTCGTGTACTTCTTTTTTTACCGCCAGGAAAAGTCGGATGATTATTTACAAGTAATCCGGTTGGTAATGGAATACCTATTGCTTTTGCAAATTCCATAATTTGTGGAGCACCAGAAAATGCCAATTCTGTTATTAATTTGGTCATTGTTTGTGTATCCTGAATATTTAATTTTTGAATAATATTTTTCTGGTCTATATTTACATCTTGAATCTGTAAGCCAAGCCTTTCACTTGTACCTTGTATTGTTGCATCTATTCCTTGTAAATACAAATTTGTATCTGTATATATTTTATCCAAGCCGGTTATTTGTTTTTTAAGTTCATCAAACTGTTGAATCATTAGATTTGTATTTTCGTTATTGTTTTCCATTACATTATTTTGAGCATCTGTTATTTTATGTACACCGTTATTTATTTGTTGTTGATCATATGTTATTTTATTTAGATAGTCATGTATTTGTTCTACATTGTCTTTCTGTAATTGTAGTAATTGATGTATTGCAAGAAGAATTGGTATTTTACCAGCCATATCGATCATATATGTATAAACCATATCTCCAATAGCTTTCGCTGCTTGAGATGCATTATCTTTTACTGCATTAATCGCGCCCTGCACTGCTGCATCATTTATAATATCATCAACAATATAATTTGGTGTTCCAAAGGTTTCCTTGGTATTAACACTATTTATTATGTTTATCATATTTGAAAATATGTTACGTAATAGCTCTCCAAATCCGGGATACTTTTTTATTGTGACATAAATTAATGAATACCAATACCCATAAACTAGTAATCTACCTATTGATACAAATGGTAGTCGAATAATTGTAACTTTATCAATCAAATCAGCTAGTTGAATACTATAATTAAAAATTGCAATACAAAAAAAGACAATTCTTTGAATAATACACATAGATACGGAACAGGGTTTTTCAAGACACGTGTACATATCTACCATTAAAAATGAAAATGAACTACATTGTGTTTCAATTATATGACTCGTTTCATCAATACTAATTGCATTTGATGTTATACATGAATTTTTATTATTTTCATGTTTAGTTAGTTCCAGTGATAATTTATTCATACTGCCGACCAAACCACCCAAGTCATCATCATCACTCGAACATCTTTGTGTTCCTTTATTTGACCTTCCCAACGTCAGAAGTTCTTCTAATGCCTTAATTTCTCTTTGTCTGTCATCATTTATAAATTCCATATTTTCTCTCTCAACGTAATTCTGTACAGTAAAACACAAAAGTATTCAATATATACAATATTCTCATAAAAAAATCATGATAAAAAATTCTCTCAATTCAAGGTAACAACATTTTATGTAAAACGACCTAAACACGAAAAATTCTTTTCCCATAAATTCACATAGTAATGAGTGATTCCAAAACACGAACCATCAAAATCAATGAAGCCGATTTCTCCTTTAAAGGAAAATCACGAACACGTAAAAATCGTAAAGAACGTGCTGATAAACCTGCCCCTAAAATCAAAGTCCGTGGTACCGACAATACTCGACCACGCAATAAAAATACTTCTTCTCTCAAACGCAATATGCTCCGTATGTTCCGTAACCATTATGATGAAAAACGTAAACGAAAACAAGCTCAAACCGGCACTTCACCACATTCTACTGCACCCAACCCTTTAATACAACCCCGTAAACCAAAAACCAATGACCCTCCATTTCCTTCCTCCCAAAAAGGCGATTTCGAAAGCTCTTTAGATTATTTCAATGAATTATCTTCTACTATGCCATCCTCCTCCACATCCGCCTTTTCCATTACTGATATGCCGCAATCTACCTCTCAACCATACAACAAAACCTTAAAACATCATCATCCACTGATACAACCCGCTGCCGCGCTAGCGGCAGCAATGCCCATCATTGCCCCACACATACCTCCCCCCACCGCATTTAACATGAACACCATGTTCACACCCAGCCAAGATACCCCCATGCAATTAACCCCACCACCCATGATTCCAAAATACGGTTGCCTCAAAAATGGGTCTTTACCTACTTACCGCACTTGGAAACACACCACCCAACGTCAATATCCATCACAACATACATCTGCTCAACCAACCGCTCAACCAACCGCCTCCCCACCAACCCCTGTACAAAGAAACATTCCCAAACCCGACAAAGACTCCTTTCTCAATATGTCAAATATTCCCTCCCAACGTTATGAACAAACTATGCAAAATCGCCTCAAACAAATGTCCCTCCGCGACCAATGGAAAGATCTCTCTCAACCACAACGCACCCAAATCCTAAAACCACCAAACCCCAAAAAACAAAAACGTATTCATCGTCGTACTTTCCATGTCGGCAAATCCAAACAATACCCACAAGTCTCTGTTCTTGTCTCCAATCGTACCATCCGTAATCGTACAAACTTACGCGCATCCGAACTCAAACAAACTCCTCTCCCAGAAGTCAAAAAATATCTCCTCAAACAAGGTTTTATCAAAAAAGGGACGACTACCCCGATTGACGTTTTGAGACAAATGTACGAAAACGCCTGCATGATATGCGGCGAAGTCAAAAATTATAATCCAGAAAATATTCTTTACAATTATTTCAATCCTGAAAATGATGAAGACCTTTAGACATTTTCCATTATATTTTACTTTTTATCATAACTACACAAAATACACCATAACCAGTGCCATTATCTACTGTACAAAAATCATATACATACGATTCATATATGCATATCTATCACACATATACATATGCATATTTCTCCAACTGGTGTATACAATCCGTATTCTTATATCCTCCGTTCTCTCTCTTTTCACAACTTATCCTCCATCTCTAATATTTCTTTACATACTTGTGCACCTCGTTTCTCGTCTGTCTTTTCACCAAATACGTCAAACGACTTACATAAACCACTAGTATCTTCCCCTTCTCGTAAACACTTTCTGCACTCTCATACCACTACCATGAAACCAGCAAATGAATCTCCTATCACAATGATGATGATTGACGAATCAAATATGAATACTACACGCACCAAACACGACCGTAAACAAGATAAGAAACGCGCCAAACATCGCAACAAAAAGCAACAAGAACAATATATTTTACGGGAATATTTACAAGAATCATCTTCTGCTTCTGCTTCTGCGCATCATCCTGGACGCATTCCAACCCGTGATGAATTCGGTTTTACTAATCATAA